ATGAAAGTATTAATAGCTTGTGAAGAAAGCCAAGCAGTTACAAAAGAATTTAGAAAATTAGGACACGAAGCGTTTTCTTGTGATATTCTACCTTGTACTGGTGGGCATCCGGAATGGCATTATCAAAGAGATGTATTTGAAGTAATTAATGAAGGTTGGGATTTAATGATTGCACACCCACCTTGCACTTTTTTATCAGTAAGTGGTGCAAGATGGTTATACAACAAAGATGGTACTGTAAATGAGGAAAGGTTCTATAATCAGCGTCAAGCACTTGATTTTGTAGATATGTTAATGAAATCAAATATTAATAAAATAGCTATTGAAAATCCAATTAGTGTTATATCTTCAGCAATAAGAAAACCAGACCAAATTGTTCAACCATATATGTTTGGAGATTCTGCAAGTAAATCAACTTGTTTATGGCTTAAAAATTTACCTAAACTTATGCCAACTAATATTGTATCTAAAGGAGAATTTTTTACTTGGATTGATAAAAAAACAGGTAAAGAAAAAAGACAACCACAATGGTATGCAGATGCTTTTATGAAACACGGATTAAATAAAGAAGAAAGAAGAACATTAAGAAGTAAAACATTTAAAGGGATTGCCAAAGCTATGGCTAATCAATGGGGAGGTAACATATAATGGCAATATTTAGAAAAGTTCACGTTACATTTTGGAGGGATGAATTTGTGGAAGGTTTAACCCCAGAGCAAAAGTTTTTTTACTTGTATCTATTAACAAATGATAGAACAACTCAATGTGGTATTTATGAGATCACAACAAAGCAAATGTGTTACGATACAGGATACAATGAGGACACAATTAAAAAGCTAATTACTTTCTTTATTGACATTGGTAAGATTAAATATTCTGTAAATACTAAAGAGATGGCTTTAAAGAATTGGGGAAAATACAACGATTCAAATAGTCCAAAGGTGCGTTCTTGCATAGAAAAGGAGTTATTAAAGGTAAAAGATAGAGTATTGATACAGTATATATACAGTATGGATACACATACGCAAGAAGAACAAGAACAAGAACAAGAAGAAGAACAAGATAAAGAACAAGAACAAGTAAATATAGATTTTGAATGGTTTTGGAATGATTATGATAAAAAGGTAGGGGATAAGCAAAAGCTAAAAAAGAAGTGGATTAAATTAACCGATGAGGAAAGGCAAAATGCAATGAATTATATTGACCTTTACAAGCAATCAGTACCAGACAAACAATTCCGTAAAAACCCAGAAACCTTTTTAAACAACAAATCTTGGAACGATGAAATCATTAACCGAAGTATTACCCCAATCCATAAACTCTCTTACGCAGAACGAGAGGCTAATGCACTTAGAAGTCTATAACAAACTTGAACCAGATGAATTAAAGGTTGTGGTTGCTTTAGATACAATGAGTGTTAGCAGATGCTCACCTATTGAGGTAAAAGAGCATTTAAAAACCTGTATTGCTTTAAGCGGATGTCAAACACCTACAATAGAGTTATTTCAGTTCTTATGTGAATTTGTTATAAAGAATTACGGCAACTTTAAACTAAAGGAACTTGGAGTGGCTTTTGAACTTTACGCAATGGGGAAATTATCAGTTGACAAAGCGATTACTTTTAACCCAAAGTTTTTCGGTGATGTTATGTCAGCTTACAAACCAATAGCAATTCAAGTAAGAAACAAGACATATACCCAGCCACCAGCATTAGACATTCCAAAAATCAATGATGATGAAATTATAGAGGCATTATACCAAAATTGGGATAAGTCGGCTAAAAAGGATTGGAAACTGCTTAACATTATGGCTTTTGACATTCTTTGGAAGCGCAAAGATTTAAACACAACCAATCTATCTAAGGATGTAGCTGAAAAGATAAAGGCTAAGGTAATTGCTTATTACAAGGTCAATGCTAAAACAGATAAGGAGTTGGAAAGATTAACGGATGAATTATTTATAAAAAACGAGTGCAAAAGATATTCTTTGTACTTACATTTACAAAACCAACTATGAAACAATTAACATTTATTTATGAATTGCTAAAGTTTATGCTGATTAGCGTTCCTTTAGCTTGTTGCATTTATTTAACTGCACATTTATACTTTGAAATAAAACGATTATTGAGATGACAGGAATAGATAACAACATTGAAGTAAGATTAATTTATTTAGATACAAAAGAGGAGATAGAATTTAGGTCAATAGCTAAAGCAGTTAGGTTTTTACATACTGATTACAAAACAATTATGACCTATATGAATCCAATTAACAAGAAACGCTACAAGCATAACGAAAGATTATGTGTTGTTAGATTGAAAAAGTAACCCTAATTTTGCTTTATGCCATTGATACCTTTACCAAAGTTGTTAGAAAAGACCCAAAAGGTAGTAAATGCGTACATAAGGAAAAGGGATGAAGGTTTACCTTGTATTAGTTGTGGAAGCTACAATGGTAATCAAGCTGGACACTACTTTACAGTTAAGGGATATTCGGCATTAAGGTTTAACGAATGGAATATACATTTACAATGTGCTGGATGCAATATGTTTAAGCACGGCAATCAAGCAATGTACAGGATTGGACTTGTAGAACGAATAGGAGAGAAAGCAGTTAAAGAATTAGAGTTTGAAGCGGTTAACAATAGACTTAAAAAATGGCAAAGAGCAGAATTAAACGAATTAATTGACAGATACAAATAACATATTTGAAACGTGCAAAGAGCAAGAAATAGCAGGTTATCCTTGCTATGTTTTTGACATTGATGGTACTACGCACTATGTATTTGGGGAAACACAAGAACAAAGATTTGATTTTATGGCAGATTTAATTAATAACTATAATGGCAAAATTAGACAGTAAAGGCAAACAATCATTTGGGAAAAGAAAGTGTGGCAAGTACAAAAAGACATCTGGTCCAAAGGACAAGGCAGTTAAACCATATAACAGACAAGGCAGATAATGAAAGATACATACGGAAAGAAGCTATATACTTGTAAATGCGGTTCAGTTACCGAAGGCTATGTTTGGTTTGGTAAAATAAAAGAAACCCAATTTGAATGTACTAAGTGTGGCAAATGGGTAGGATATGACAATTTAGAAAAGAAAGTAGATAGCATTATATCAATAAGAACACCAACAAAAAACCGATAATGAACATAAACGAAATCAAACCTAATCCTAACAACCCAAGAAAAATTAATGGTGATGACTTTGCCAAGTTGGTTAAGTCTATTCAAGAAGACCAAAAGTTACTTGAAGCAAAGCCGTTAATCATAGATGAAAATAATGTAATCTTAGGAGGTAATCAAAGGTATCGTGCTTGTTTAGAATTAGGCATCCAAGATGTACCTGTAATTAAAATGCCTAACTTAACCGAAAGAGAAAAGCAAAAGTTACTCGTAATTGATAACACTCACTATGGAATGTGGGATATGGATATGTTAGCAAATAATGATTGGGGAATTGCTGATTTAGAAGAATGGGGTGTTAATGTTGACTTTCTCGTTCCAAGTAATGAAGAACCAAAATCAATAGACAATACCAAAAAAGGAAAGGTTTGCCCTAATTGTGGCATATCTTTGTAAAAACAATGGAAATACAATGGCTGGAATAGATAATTTAGTACACTTTGAAAAAGGGCAATCTGGTAATCCAAATGGTCGACCTAAAGGAGTTCAAAACTCAAAGACTCGTTTACTTAGATTGCTTGAATTAGTACAAAAGAAAAGAAATCCAATTACAGGCGAAGAAGAAGATTTTACTGTGCTTGAGTTAATGGATATGCAAATGATATCAAAAGCATTAAGAGGCGACCAAAGGGCATATGAGGCAGTAGTTGATAGATTAGAGGGTAAACCAAAGCAAACCACCGACATCACCGCTGACATTAAGGGTAATGTGCAAATCACAATAGAACCAGATGCAGATTGTCAACCAATTAAAGATTAAGGCTACACCTGTCTTTTATGCCAATAAAAAGGCATACGAGGATGGTTATCCTATAATATGCAATGAAGGTGGGTCAAGGTCAAGCAAAAGTTATTCGGTTGTTCAATTGTTAATTCACATAGCTTTAACCAAACCAAATACAAGGATTTCGTGCGTTTCTCATTCGCTACCACATATTAAGCGTGGAGTTTATAGAGATTTCAAAGGTATTATGGAGCAATGGAACATCTGGGATGAAAAGGATTTTCGGTATACTGATTTTATTTATACATTTAAGAATGGCTCATACATTGAATTATTTGGATTAGAAGACCCAGATAAAGCAAAAGGACCAGCAAGGGATATACTATTTGTAAACGAGGCAAACCTTATTAGTAAGGCTTTGTTTGACCAGCTTTTGATTCGTACAACTGGACAATCATTCTTAGACTGGAATCCAGCCGACTTTATTTCTTGGGTTTACGAGGTAGCTGATAACCCAAAGAACAAGCGCATACATTCTACCTACCTAAACAACATAAGTAACTTAAGCGAAAGCCAAATAAGAAACATCGAGCAGTACAAAGACTTGCCAGATGACTTTATGTGGAAAGTTTACGGATTAGGAGAACGAGGTTCAGCAAAGGAAATTATATACACTCAATGGAAACAATACGATGAAGCACCAGATGGGGATGTGTTCTATGGATTGGATTTTGGTTATGTCCATCCAGCTGCACTTATAAAGGTTACACACTATGAAGGACAAAACTACTTTGAGGAAATAGTTTACCAAAGCGGATTGACTTTAAGCGACTTATCAAGATTGATTAAGGAGAAACTACCAGAACGAGCAACAATCTATGCGGATGCAGCCGAGCCTAAATCTATTGAGGAACTTTACCGACAAGGCTTTAACATTAAACCAGCGCAAAAGGATGTATGGGCAGGAATTGTAAAGATGAAGTCTTATCCAATAAACTTGCACTACAATAGCAAAAACTTAAGAAGGGAGTTTATGTCTTACAAATGGAAAAAGGATAAAAACGATAATGTAATAGAAGAACCTGTAAAGGCAAATGATGACTTGATGGATGCTTGTAGGTATGCCGTATTTACGCATTTAACCAAGCCTAAATTTGAGGTGTCGGTATTTTAGTATAAATTGTCTAACTTTGTTAAAATTCATATATAATGGGATTACTTGACTTTTTTGGTAAAAAACAAAAACTATCTACCGTTCTACCTCAAATTCCTTTTAACGGACAAGTTGCAATACAACAAGGGATAATAACTTGGCAAGGTGGCGATAACATTAGTTTCGTTAATGATGGTTATTCAGCAAATGACATAGTTTATTCAATCGTTAAATTAATTGCGGACAAAGCAAAACTTGCTCCATTCCACGTTTATAAAGTAAAGGATGAAAGTTCTGCAAAGAAATACAAGTCTTTAATGAGCCAACCAGATAAGATTGAGAACTGGAAAGATGTAGAAAAGCTACATAAAAAAGCATTTGAATTATATACAGGTGATGCAAGATTAAACGAGTTATTAAAATATCCAAATGAAGAAGATACATTTGGCGATTTCGTAGAGGCTTGGTGTACTTTTAAATTAGTTACAGGTAACTCTTTTGTTTACGCAAAGATGATTGAAGGTGGTAACAACGATGGTAAGCCGTTTGAGATGTACGTATTGCCTTCTCAATATATGTACGTATTAGCAGACATTCAAAACTTTCCCCCAACTATTAGCGGTTACCAATTAAATTATGGTCCATTATGGAACTTTAGTAAAAAAGAGGTACTACAAGATAAATACATAAACTTACAATGGAATACAACTGGGAATCAACTATATGGTCAATCACCATTGATGGCTGCTGCGAGAAACTTAACTCGTTCGAACGAAGCCAAGACTGCGGCGGTTGCATCTTTCCAGAATGGTGGTCCAGCTGGAGTTCTTTTTATGAATGATGATAGGTTTGACCCTATTAGTGGAACACAACAAGCACAAGCACTTAAGAGAGCAGTAAGCGAGAAAGGTGGCTCTGCTAACTTTAATTCAATTGCGGTTAGTGGTTATAAAGTAGACTGGAAACAAATCGGATTGAGTCCTGTTGAATTAGATATCATTGAGAGTGAGAAGTGGGATATGAAAGCACTTTGTAATATTTATGGAGTACCATCTCAATTATTAAACGATGCTGATAACAAGACTTACAACAACCAAAGAGAAGGTGAGAAAGCATTGACAGTTCGTTGTGCTATTCCTTTGTTGGTTGGTATTAGAGATAACTTAAATAGAAAACTACACTCTGATTGGGGTTATCGTGGAAGCGATATTTATGTTGACTTTGACCCAACTGTTTATAGCGAATTAGAAGCTAATAAAGCGGAGCAAGTAGAATGGTTGGATAAGGCTTGGTGGATTGCACCTAAGCAAAAGATGGATATTATGGGATTAGAGATTCCACCATACATTGACGAAGCAGAAATGGAAAAATTATACATTCCATCAAGTTTACAATCACCAGATGAGTTTCAACCTTTAACTTTACCAAATGAATAATGTACAGAAATTCGTACAGTTAGCTAATCAGTTAATAAGCGAAATCAAGAAAACAACAGGCATCAATCGTAGTGGTATTACACAAGCTGCTTCATTAGTAAGTCAAGGCAAAGTAATTAGTTCAAATAGTTGGAATCCACCAAGTGCAAGTGAAGAAAACGCATACATTGAGGAAAACGGAATGGCTGCTTATGGTAAGTGGTTTTTAGGCATTGATGCAAACGCTGATATGGAAACTAAAGAACATTGGAAATATATTTATACAAGTGATTTTGTAAACGTTGACAGAGCAGGACTTATTGCGATTAGACAAAGAGCAGGTCAACAAGGTCAAACAGATGTATTTAATGCAGCTGGTAAGTTACTTGAAAAAATAGATGCATAATGATTTGGCAAGATTATAGGAAACTATACTTAAACGCAATAAAAACCTACTCACCAAAGTTCAAGAAAGAACTACAAAGGCAAGTGGATACTTATTGCGATACCCAAGATTTAAACGCTATTAGCGATAAAAGAATAAAAAAGACCATCCAAAACGTTCATATTGCAATGGGCGTTAAGATGGCACAAATTGCCGAGAAAAACGTTTCTAAATCGGTTAAAGGTAATTACGGACCAGAGGAGTTTAAGAATAATAAAACTGATTTGTTTACTTACCTTATGTTAGCTTATTTAGAACAAAAAGGATTAGATAAAGTAGCTAAGGAAATAACTCAAACAACTAAAAATCAGATTCAACAATACTTGATGAAGTCGGTTGAAGAAGGTTTGACAATGCAAGAAACAATCAAGCTATTAAGAACGGCTGGGATAACGGATTACAGAGCCGAAATGATAGCAAGAACGGAAACAGGTAAAGCTGCAAATTATGGTTCTATGATTGGTGTAAGTGCAACTGGTCTTGTAACTATGAAAGAGTGGATAGCATCAAGAGATGCAAGAACAAGGAGAGTTCCACCAGATGCGTTTGACCATTTTAATATGGATGGTATAAAAGTAGCATACGATGAAAAATTTAATGTTAAAACTAAGAATGGCGGTTTTGAGCAAATGTTACATCCTTGCGACCCAAGCGGAAGTGCTGGGGATGTTATCAATTGCCGTTGTACGTTAGGTTATGAAGCCGTTAGAGGCGAAGATGGTAAGCCAAAAAGATTGCAAGATAACCCACCAAGAGGAGATATGGGCTTAGTGTGGAATCTGATAAATAATGTGGCTTTGATGCAAATTTCTAACTTAATAAGAGATTTGTTAGCAGATTAAAAAAAATTAATAACTTTGTTATATGAGTAAGATTGAAAACAAAAGCTACAATGATATGATTTTGG